TGTGGTGCCCCAAGAACTCATGCGAGACGAACAACATATCTCATCTGGCGCCCTATGTGGACCTGACGAGCGAGGCGCAGGGGTTCCGCCCGACGTGGGAGACTTCGACTGTCAACGGTGTGGCGCATGCTGCGCTCACAAGTGGAGCTGGCCAGTCCTACGACGAGACCGAAGCGATGCTGTCGGCATCCCGCAATGGATGCTTAGAGATGACCTGCCACTAATGAAGACAACCAACAGCCGATGCGTGGCGCTGACCGGCAAGGTCGGCTGCGATGTTGGCTGCTCAATTTACAACAACCGACCGAATGCCTGCCGCGCGTTTGTGCCGGGATCAACGCTGTGCCTTGAAGCAAGAGCGGCGGCAGGAATTAAATAAAAGGAGAACAAAACTATGTTTGCATTTAACCCAGGTAATGAAGATGAGAGTGGGAGAATTTTAAGCGGCGCCGTGGTGGGCGCGGCCAACACTAGAGCCAACGCGCAGATGAAGTTGGCGGATGACATTGGGTCGTCGCTGGTGAGTTTGGCCGGAGCCTTTGGCGACGCCGGCGAGATGGCATCTCAAGGTGATTCAGCTTACGAAGCCCTAGGCGCTATCGGCGAGATGTATCCCGGCATGAAGAGCACCTACGGCGCCCTCGGCAAGATGGACCCGCGGACGCGCCGGATGGCGTCCATGAGCATCCTTGATAACCTTGGGGCTGTCTCGCAGCTCGGGATTGCGGGGCTGAATAACCAGACGCGGACGGCGCAGCAGGGTTTGGCGGCCCGGATGCCTGATCTGCGGAAGCAAGCGGACGCGCAAGCACAGGTGGCATCCGGCCAAGGCCGCATTATGGCGTACCCCCCAAAAGTCAATATGGACGTAATTCCAACCAACTAATCAACATGCCCCCACGCAACAACCAACTGCCCCCGCCGGTCGAGCCGGACCTTCCAGCCTTAGAACCCGGCGAGGAGGCCGTGCCTCTGGACGCCATAGACGACATGAATGGCGTAAACGGAATGGATTACGGAACGCCGGACGATGTCTACAACGATGTCGCTGCCGAGCCATTGCCGCAGACCGGCATGGCCTTTGACATCAATGCGATTAACGTGCAGACCCGCGAGGACTTCGATGCGTTGCCATTGGAAACGCAGGAGCTGCTCAAGGCGATGAAGCGTGGCGTGCAGTTTACCCAAGAGGGTGCGGCGCAGTTTGTGCTCAAGCAGCAGGAGGCGCGTATGCAGCAACAGCAGAAGATGGCCATGATGCAGGCTGACCCAGTGCGCAAAGAGCAGACGCGCAAGCTGAAGACTGAAGCAGACATCATTGAGGAAAACCAAGCGCGCTCAATGCAGAAGACCCTCGATACGGCGTCCTACATGGACGACTTGCTGGAAAAGACCAAAACACACCCCGGGCGGCAATACGCCACGGGCAAGAGCAGCATCCTGCCAAAGGTTCCCGGCACGTCGCCGGCGGACTTCCAGGTGCTGCTTGACCAAATCGGCGGGCAGCAATTCTTGCAGGCGTTTGAAACGCTCAAGGGCGGCGGCCAGATCACCGAGGTGGAGGGCCGCAAGGCAACCGACGCCATGGCCAGGATGAACCCGCGGCAGAGCGAGGAGTCGTTTTTGCAGGGCGTTAACGAGTTTCAGTCCATCGTGCGTTCCGCCAAGGAGCGCGCGGGCGCCAAGATCAAACCCCAAGATTCCCCATCAACGCCGGCCGCCCAAAGCGCGGCCCCGCGTCAGCGTAAAACAGTAGCAGGAACAACCTACGAAAAAGGAGCTGACGGAAGATGGTACCAGGTACGCTAGACGGACTCACCGACGAGCAACTCGCCGAGCTTGAAGCTCAGCAGGGACAGCCGGAGATCACCACCGGGCTGGTGGATCGCCTTGCCGCATCCCCTGCTCCGGCTCAGGGCTTCACCGACCAGCAGCTTGATGCGCTGCCAACGCTGGCCTCCACGCCGTTTGCCCGCGAGCGCGGCATTGCCCTGCCGCCCGAGGCTCCCGCAGAGCCGGAGCCGATGACGGACTACGAGCTGAACCAGCTCGAGGAGGAGAACTACCGTCGCGCGGACTACATCATGCCGCAGGAGGAGTTCCGGCAGTATTGGACGCGACGCAAGGAAGAGAACAACGAGGTCGGACGCTTCATTAAGGGCGTTGGCCAAGGCGCAGCGGGCATGCTCGCCATGATCCCCGAGGCGGGCCAAGAGATCCGCGATGGCATGGTCGGCATGGTCACCGATCCGGTCAACCAAGTGCAGCGCAACGTGCAGACTGGCGCAGAAACCATCCGCAAGGCCGGCATCAACATGGTGCAGCTCTTTGACTGGGTCGGCAACAAGGTCGATGACGCCACGACCTGGGCGAAGCGGCGCGGGCTGAAGCACCAGGCATTGGCCAAGCGCCTTGAGCAGGAGGGCAAGCTGACCGGCGATGAGCTGCAGGACGCCAACATCATTGCCGCGGCGGCCAGCGAGGCAGACGCCATGGAGCCAACGCCAGTGGAGGAGGAAGAGGACTTCGACAAGGCTTATGATCGCTACCAGCGGGAGAAGTCGCTGGAGCAGGAGTTCGCGGGAGTGACAGATTTTCAAGTGGGCGCCAGCAAGATGACGGCGCCAGCGACAAGCAGAGAGGCTTACCAGATCACCGACGAGCAGCCCGCGGAGACGCTGTCGATGATTGGCTCAATGGCCCTCGACCCGGTCAACTTGGTGCCTCTGGGTGCGGGCGCGCTGAGCAAGCTGCGTGTGCTGCGTAGGACGGCAACCCTAGCCGGCGCTCCGCTCCGGGGCGTGCAGCGTGCGGCGGATGCCACGGCAGACCTTGCTGAGCGGATGGAGTTTGGCATCAGCAGCCGCGTGCAGGACATCACTGGCCTAACGGCCAAGCAGCAGGCGGCACTGGGCGCCGGTGCGGCGGGCGCGGCGGTCTATGCGGACGCAGCGGGCGGCGGCGGCAACATCACCGCGGCGGTCACGGCCATCGGCAGTGTGCTGCCAGGGCTGCGCTACGGCGGTGCGATCATCCGCAAGACCGGAGCGGCGGCCGGCGGTGCGGCGACCATCATCCGCGAGGCGGGCGTAGGCGGCATCGGCACGGCGCGGGCGGAGGCGGCGGCCGACTTGGCGCGCATGACGGCAATCCCTGAGCGCTATCGGAAATACTTTACAGGCTACGTTGACGGCACCGATAGCACACTCAAGCGGGTGTCGCAGGACGCTGGCAACCCAGAGGCACTGCGCCGTGTGGCTCGCTTTGCCGACCGCGCTGGCGTGACCACAGCGGCACGTTTGGCTGACGATGCGACCAGCGGAGCGGTGGCGGCCGGGATCACCGGAGCGCCCTTTGCGGCCCTGCAGCCGGATGCCGAGCGCGCCGGTGAGGTCTTCGGCGGCATCATGGCCCTCGGCGGTGCTGGAGGACTGGTCGGCGGTGCCATCGGTCGCCGGAGCACGGCGCCAGACGCAGATGTGGCTCGGATGATGGCTGATGTCTATGCCGTGGGCGGCAATGTGGATGCCCTTTCGGCACTGCCGCACGCCACGCTGGACCGCATGGCGGCAATGCAGGGCGTGCTGTCAGGCAAGGTGGATTTTGTTCCTCTCAAGGCGGACGAATATCGGATGAACAAGGATGTCTCGGCGACCGGCGGTGAATTGGCCGCGGGACTGTTCCTCGAGAAGGACGCTAACGGACGCGCCCGGGTCTTCATCAATCTCGACGCCCGCAAGTCAGCCGGCGGTGTCGGGGCCATCGTGCCGCATGAGATTGGGCACGCCATCCTGACGAGCAACGTCCTTGATGGGCAGCCACGCAATGACCTGCGCAACTTGGTCAACCAGCAGTATGGGGCAGACGGCGTGCAGGCCCGCGGCCGCGAGTATGTCGGCCGCTTGGTCGATGGAGACATTCAAAACGGAACAACCGGGGAGCTGCCCCAAGTGCTCACTGAGCAGGAGTTCCGCGACCTTGAGAGTGGCAACAAGTCGCCGTCAGACATTGCCAAGGGCCGCAAGCTGGAGCCGAGCGAGCGGGAGAGGCTGATCAACGAGCGCTACGAAGAACTGTCACAGCGGAGCATTGAGCGCGGCGAGGACGCCTTGGACTGGGCGCGCGACGAGGTGATCGCTGAGACGTTTGCCTCGGAGGCTCCGGCCATTGACTTCCGCGGCATCCGCCGTGACGGGGCGTTTCCACGCTTGGCCGAGTCAATGCTGGCCGCCGGCGGGCGCGTACTGGAGGTGATGGGTGTGCGCTTGGACGGCGGCACCGGCAAGATGCTGGACAATCCGTCCGTCCTCTTCCGCGACAATCCGCTCTTCCAAGACCGCATCATGCAGAAGCGGGTGAAGGAATATGTGCGCGCCTACGATCAGTACCTGGTCGGCCTCGAGGAGGCTGGCAGCGCAACGCCCCGCGGCGTGGAGTTGGCGCGTAGCAGCCGCCCACAGGACATGGCGCGCAGCACGCACGTCAAGCTGCGGGACGAGGGCCGCGGCGTGCTGGAGAATGACTTCCTGTTCCAAAAGCCGGACGGCACCTACGCCTACAAGCCGCAGCCGATCATCAATGCCGCCGAGGCCAACCGCGCAGCGCAGATCAAGACGCTGTACGATGCGAAGAAGTTTGTGCCGGTCAACTCAACCGAGTTTGGCAAGCGCAAGGTCAACGGACGCGAGGTCATCGGCGGGCCGGTGCTGCCGCCGCAGTTTGACCTCTTCACGCAATTCCCGCAGCACGTCCGCGAGTTTGCCCGCGGCATGGAAGCCAGCCGCGCCGAGGGCGGCAGCTGGGACATTGACTACAACGCCATTGGCACCGGATCAAGTGGACGCTACCGCATCACCAACATGGGCAACGTGCGCGCTATCCAGCGCGAGACCGTGCCGATCGGCTGGCAGGTATCTAAGGCCAACCATTTGCTGGCCGTGGCTATTGACCTCAACGCCTTCCGCGCGGCGACCATGAAGGCAATCAACAGGGGCGAACTCGGCATTTTCAACAACGACATGAAGCAGGTTGAGGCCGACCTAAAAATTCGGCTGGCCAATCACCGCGAAGGCCGTCCTGGCGAGGCGACCATTGGTCAAGCCAAACGAGACATCCTCAACGGACTTATTGGTACCGGCACGGCTGTGCAGCGCGCGGCCAATCCCCTTTACGCAGAGCTGAACCCCAAGGGCAGCCTGCGCACTTGGCGCGTGGACCGGCTCAACGATGCTAAGTCTACTGGACGCACCGGCTATTTCTTCGATTACGACAAGGAGAACAACAACCGCATGCCCCAGCAGATCCCGCGGGAGGCTCAGGGGATGCCGGATGTGGGCTACAGTGAGCGAGCAGACATCCCGCTTAACGAGCGAGCCAGGCGTGCCGCGTTCGTCGGCTCAGGCGGCCGTGTGGTCAGCACCAACAAGCGTACGCACCTTGAGACCAACGAGGATCTCGGGCCGGACTTCTTGGCCATCGGCGCCGGCAGCATTAGCGAGGACGGCTTCTTCCGCTTTGGCTCAGACACCATGGACAATCCAATGGGCGAGACGCCGAGTGAATCGCGGGCCGCGGCGGCGCGACATAACCGCGAGGTGTACGATAGCGGGCGCCGGCCGTCTAAGCTGTTGGAAGATCCCCCGGGGCTTGAGCGTGGCGGGGCGCAGCGTGGGCAGGCGATGCCGGATGCTGCCGGCCAGCAAACCATGGTCCAGCGCAACCCGGCTGGCGACTACGAGCCGCTGGGCATGCTTAGGCAGCAAAAGAACGGCAACTGGGCGGTGTACACGGCGCCTATGATGGCAGCAAACAAGGACGGCACACAAACGATGCTGCCGCCGAGCAAGCTGGCTGAGTATCCGACCGAGGCAAAGGCCAGGGCGCGCGCTGAGAAGGAATTTTTCACCGGCTTGCCGCTGCAAGACGCCAAGCAGTATCTCGGCGCCCGCGAACGCCAAGCAATCACCGAGGCGCAACAACGCATTGCCGAGGTGGCCAAGAACAATCCCGAGGCGGCGCGCTTAGAGGTGACGCGCGACGACCGTGGGCTGCCAAAGGTTGGGCTAATCGAAGACGCGGACGGTAACCCGGTGCTTGATGCGCGCGGCAATCAGAAATTTGGCGCCATTTATCGTAAGGCGCAATACGACCTGCGCAAAGCCCCGGGGCTGTCCAAGGACGAGGCCCGAGCGGTGCAGCAAGCCGCGGATTTGATGGAGGCGGACGCGCGCCGCGGGCAGGCCAATCCCGCCATCGCTAAGGGCATCGGTTGGTATGGCCGGATGCGCGGCTGGCTGCAGCAGGCTTATGGATCAACCATCGAGCTGTTTGGCCAGCTCCTCGGCGCCACATCGGCGAGGACGCCGGTAGACACAAACTTTGTTCAGGCGCGCGAGGCTCTGCAGATCTTTGGACGCGGCGGGTATGATGAACTGCTGGGTCGCTTCGATGCGTTTGTCATGCAGAAGAAGGCAGACGCTGACAGCGGCAAGATGGAGGCTGACTGGCGCAAAAAGGGCGGCAAGGGAACCTTCAAGCTGCAAGACGAATACCGCAAGCAGGTCAACAAATTTGACGAAGTCCCGCTGCGCAACAACGGTAAGAAATACAACGCTAACAGCACCAAGGTTCTGCATGCGCTGTATGGCAATTGGATCGCGCAGACCAAGGGGCCGAAGACTCCAAACTTTGCCGGCAACCTTACTGGGCGCACGTTCAAGGCGACCATTGACGTGTGGGCTGCGCGCAACCTGAGACGCCTGCTATATCAAGGCAAGTCGAAGCGCTGGCGCATCTTGCCAGAGCAGGAACAGGGCGTTGCCGACGCTGACTTTTTCTTTGGCCAAAAAGTCTACGACGAGGTGGGCAAGAGAATGGGCATTGCAACGGACGACCTCCAAGCACTGCAGTGGTTTAACGAAAAGGATATCTGGGAGGCCAACGATTGGACCGACAAGACGGGCGCGGAGAAAAGCTCGTTCGACAAGGAGGCCGGCAAGCTCAACGTGGATCGTTACCAGGTCGGGCTGACGACGTTCACGACACCGGAACAGTTTGATCCTGCGGTGCAGCGGTCGGAGATGGCTACATTCCGAGAGAGCGTGCGCGGACTCGATGGACTTGAAGCGGCGCGCATAACGGAATCGGAGGGACTTTACGGCGATGTCGTGGAGCCGAGCTTCGATGTGGAGTTCAGTGTCAACCGCCGCGGCGACGTTTCGCCCAGCATTGAACCGGTGATGCGAAGCGCTATCGAGACAGCACGGCGGAACAACCAGAAGGATGTGATCATCAGCCTAGTGGTCGATCAGTTGCACCCGAATGCACGGCCCATGGTAGAGGTTGGATTTAAGAGCGCGGCCACGAAGGCGCAGGTGGATGCGGTCACAGCGGCCTTCCAGGCCAATGGTATCGACGGATTCACCATCGCCAGGAACGAGCGCGGCGATGCGCTAGGCGTTCGCTCGCAATATGTTCCAGAGATCTCGGCCAGGTATGACACATTGGATCATTTGAACCCGGATCAGTTTGCGATAAATGCCACTGATTGGGCGCAAAAAGCCAGAAAGGCCATTGCCAACCTCGAGAAAGAAGATAATGTTAGCTATAGAAAGGAAGGATATGTCTCAACAGCAGTCTACGGAATTGAAGAATACACAACAGCAACCCCAGCCGACCTTCGCAGAAGCAATGCGCAAGATCAATTGGGGCGCCGGCGAGCAATCCTTGCGGCCGGAACCCGGTAAGGACCGCTACTTCGTTACCGCGGGTGGCAAGGCTGCCGATGAAAATTGGGAGCCGACCGCGGACGATTTCGCGCGTTTAGCGGATTTGTTCCGCTCATAGTTTCAGCTCATCCGGCACGCCCGGAAAGAGACTAAGGGTCAGCTACGGCTGGCCCTTTCTTTTTGCCACACCGCCAGCCACACTCCCCAAAGACCCGCATGGATGCTGGGCACAGCAGCTTATTACAAATCAGGTGCTCTACCAGCTGAGCTATACCGGCGACTCCCAAATTCTACTGTAGACACTGTTCCGCAAGCGTCCGAGAAGGTCCGTAAGATCGATTGTTTCTGCCACACCGGCTGACATAGTGCGGTCATACTTTGGCACATTGTGGCACACATGGTTTGACAAGCGTCCGAAGGCGGCTCCATATTGCCACTCATGGACACCACCATCACGCACCGCGGGCTTACTGGAACACTTCACAAGATCGGCGCATCGCCGTTTTACCGGATGCACTTTCGTCACCCGTCCTCCCGCAAGCGGCAACGCATCAGCCTGGGCACCTCCGACCTCCCGACCGCCAAGGCCAAGGCCAAGGTCATTCTGGATCAGACGGCCGCGGATGGGCTGGCCGCGCTGAAGCAGTTTGCCCGGAAGACTTCCTGCGAATCGATTGGAGCGGCGTGCGATCATTATGAGGCGGCAAGTAAGGTATGTTCGCGGAAGGACAACGTCAACGCACTGCTGGTTGTCCTGCGGGACGGCTTGGGCGTCACCGACCGGGAGAAACTCCGCGCGCTTCCCCTCACCCGCCTTAACCGCAAGCTGGTCTCCGACTTCCTGCGCAAGACCAAGCTGGCGCCGGCCTCGCAGAAGACCAACCTTGCCATGGGCCGCGCAGTCTTCTGCCGGGCGAATGACTGGGAGGGCTTTGACTTGCCGGACCTCGCCGAGTTCCGCGATGCGACCGTCAAGACCGGCATCCGCGCGAACCTTGATGCCTTCGTTCCCCTCACCGCAGATGTGCTGCAGCTGCTGGAGGACAAGAGCAAGATGGCCGGCGGCGGGATTCGTCGGGCGTTCCTGCTGGCCCGACGCTGCGGGATGACGCCGACCGAGATTGCGGCGTGCCGCAAGAGCTGGATTGAGAAGCGGGGCAACAAGCATGAGCTGCTCATCGTGCAGCGGCCGGAGGAGAGTTTTACGCTTAAAACCGGATCGCGGCGGCAGCGGCAGATCGTGCTCCCCGATGCGGTCGCCGCAGAGCTGCTGGAAGCGGACGACTACATGGTGCCCGGAGGGACGGCGTACACACGCCACAACTGGTGCATGCGCATCATGAACAACTGGCTGCGGGAGTTCCTGCCTGGGCGCAAGGACTTACTCTACTGTCTGCGCAAGCAGGCGGGCAGCGACCTGCTCAACGCCACCGGCCGGATCTCGACCGTGTCGCGGTTCCTTGGGCACACAACGAGCAGCACGACCGAGCGGCACTACGCGACCATGGATCAGCGGGTTGAGCTGCCGGATTAAGGCGCCACAACCAAGTCCGCCCTCTTCGCCGGCTGAGGCGGCGCCCAAGGCAGCGTGAAGACAACCCTCGAGGGTATCCGCTGACCGGGCCACCAGATCTTTGTGGACTTCAGCCCGCCGGTGACCGGCACGGCGTCGATCATCGTGAGCAGCGGCCCCTTGAACCCGCCGTCGCTGTCCGCAGGCAGCATGATAACGCATGGCGTGATGCCGGCCCATTCTTCGTTCACCATGACCATCATGCCGGTGGGAATGCTATGGACGGCCATAACTCGAGCTTTTGGTGCGGTGGGCACAAAGGGCTTGGGCTCCGGCGTTGTTGCACAGCCGGCCAGCACCACCACCGCCAGAGGAGCGGCGTATCTGACGATGGTGGCGATGGAGCGCATATTAGGACGCGGCCTCGGGTGGCAGAACATAAAAATTGCGCTGTGACAGGTACGATTGATACACGGCGCCGCCGACCGACTTCGCCTTGCGCTCGGCCTGGGTCCGGTTGGCGTAAGTCAAAGGCCAGTCGTGGCGCGCGGCAAGGACTTCCATGCCGGTTCTGGGTAGCTTAAAGGTCAGGTGTTTCATGTGGTGTGTGGATGCCCGGGGATTGGACCCGGGCGTTGTTTTGGTTAGCTATCAAGCCACTCCTCAAAAGTTTTGAGTGGCGCGCCGCCGCGGGTGATGTCTCCTCCGTTGCCGTCGTTTGCATCTTGGCGGTAACACCGGTAGCGGTCCTCAAGCGTGCCGTTGTAGCGCGTGATGGTGATCTGCGGCTGAAAAGTGCCGTCTCGGTTGATTCCTGTGTTCATGTTAAGCTCCTAGTTCCTTGGCCAGTTGTTGGTTGTATTTGCTGCACGCCTCGGACGCCTCGCGCAGTGTTTTGTGGCGACCGAGGATCTCGGTGCCGCCGATGCCGCGGACAATGACGTAGTCATCTCCGGTGTAGTGGAAGACCGCGATGCTGCTGCGGACTTTGTTGCGATGTGTGGTGTTTTTCATGTGGTGTGTTCTTGCGGACCCTTGCGGATCTGTCCCCAAGTTATGCAGTCCGTCCCAATCTGTCCACAACTATTTTCAGCCAAAGTGAAGATAGTTTCTAAGGGCTAATCCCCAGCGACTTACGCCAGCAGTTTTTTGAGGGCGACCTGGGCTTTGTTTGCCGAGCCGACCAGCATGCGCCGGAACTGCTCCGTCAGCGGGCCGCCGAATGCTTCCTCGAGGTCAAGCAGGAAGTCGACGGCAACGCCGGCGTACTTGGATGCGCTGAGATTAGCGGCCTCGGCGTGGCGTAGGAGCCGCGCATGGTTGCCGCTACTTAGGTTGGCGTGCACCGATCTCCGGGCGCCGACCAGTCGTTTGTTGGTTTTCATAGGATTCACTTAGGGACACTTCGGGACATTTGTCAAATAGGGTCTTGGCCCCACGGCTCGCGAAAAAATGTCTTGCAGTGTCCACGACTGTCTGCGAATCTCCACGCAATGCACGCCCACCTTGCCCTGACTGTCAGCGAGGCCGCGCAAGCCCTGCGCGTTCGCAACGCCACGCTCCGCGGCTTCATCGCCAGCGGCGAGTTGCCGGCGTTCAAGGTCGGCCCGCAGCGCGGCACACGGGTCAGCATCCGGGCACTCGACGCATTCATTGCCGAACGCACTTTCAATGTCTCGCATGTGGACACATGTGGACAGACTGAAAAACAAACAAACACACCACAACTATGAAACATCCAACACCACTGGAAGTTCTAAGCTACCTCACCGACCCGGTTTTCGCGTCGGTCATTGTTGTCCTCCTTGGAGGATTCATCGTCTTTGAAATGATCAACCGCATTGGGAGGTTGCCATGATCGACCTTCGCGTTGACGAGCCGTACGCGCCCGAAGCCCTCTGCGAGTGCGGCGACACCGAATGCCTGGGCGATGCCAAGTGGTTCGCTGCGGCGACTGCGGACATAGCCATGCAGCTGGCAGAGCAGGCGCCGGGCCTTGACTCGCCGCTGCTGCGGTTGGCTAAGGAGCGAAATGCAGCACGCGAGCTGGTCAAGAAGCTGCTCTACACGTCGCACCTCGGCGACGACTCGCAGGACAAATTCGATGCGCTGGCAGAAGCACACAAGGCGATCTTTAGCTGGAAGGGTGGTGCCAAGTGAAGCATTACCCCAGCGCATGGGAGCCTTCTTTCGGCAACAACGTCTACCGGCAGCGCGACCTGCTGCGCGAGCTGTCCGATGACCTCATCGATCATTGCGGCGAGCTCCTGACCGAGATTGAGGAGGCTGGGCGATGACCATCACCGGCCTGGCCAACCAAGCTGTCGGCAATCTGCATGACGGCCTCGACCACCTCGCCGAGATCTACGGCGAAGAGATCACTGACAGCATCGAGCTGCTTCGCTGCCTTCGCTGGCAGGTTGAGTTTTACAAGGCCCAGGCGCGCGAACTTAAGGAGCAGTTCGATGAGGCCAACACCATGCTCGCCGACTTGAGCGACTCCAACATGGACCTCCGGATGATGCTCGGCTCAGCGCACAAGCGGATGCTTGAGACGCAGAAGATGGAGGTCGCGCAACCATGACCGCACGCACCACCGACAACACATCCTTCTGGCGCCTGGTGCAGCAATACCTGCGCGCTGGCACTAAGGACAACAACGGCGCCAACCCGCTGGTGCCATCCGAGGCGATGCTGGCCATCTGCCAGCGCATCTTCAACCAACCCACTAAGACCAAACCATGAGCACAAATACCAAGAACCAGACCAACCGCATCCTGCGCTACCTGCGCACCGGCCGCGGCATCACCCCGCTGTCCGCCTTCACCCGCTTCAAGTGCATGCGCCTCGCTGCGCGCATCGAGGAGATGCGTGACGCCGGCATCCGCGTGCGTAGCCGGATGATGAACCGCAACGGCAAGCGCTTCGCCTGCTACTCGCTCTGACTCATTCGGACGTGGCCACCATGCAGCAGCGCAAACCTCGTAAGCCCGCTCCGGGTTCCATCCCCGGCACGTCCACTACCCTCTGCGCGTGGCAAGTAGGCGACTACTGGCATGTGCAGAGCCGTGATCCTTGGCTGTCTGGCGTGCTGCTGGACATGGGCATGACGAAGATCGCCCGGGCGATCAAGGGGCCGCACTTGAATATCTTTGAGACGGACCAGGGGATTGAAGCGGTGAGGCCGTTGTTGCGGCGGCACAAGGGGAGGATTTTACGATGAAGGACTGCGCGCACGTTCCAGAGCTTGGCGGCCAGCAGCTGCCTGTAGCGGCCAAGGCGCTGCCGACCATCGATGAGCTGCGGGAGTATTTGGATTACGACCCGGAGACTGGGGTTTTACGGTGGAAGAAGAGGCCCGGCGCTCGCGTGTTGGCCGGCGCCGTTGCTGGCAGCGTTTATTCTCATGGTTATTTGTACATTCGGCTTAAGGGAGCAAGAGTGACGGCCCACCGAGCCGCATTTGCATTGCGCCATGGTCGATGGCCACATCGCTGTTGCGACCACATTGATGGCAACAAGCTAAACAACCGGGCTGACAATTTGCGGGAATGCTCGCTCGCTGAGAATCAACATAACAGGCGCATTGGGCGCAATAATAGAAGCGGGATTAAGGGCGTGTGCAAAGACGGCAGCGGATGGCGCGTGCGTGTGGCGCTAAATGGCATGACCCATCGCAAGTCTTTCCGCCGCTTCGAAGACGCCGCCACTTACGTCAAGCAGCTCCGCGAGCAACTCCACGGCGAGTTCGTTAGGCACAAATAATATGGCAAGACCTAAAACGCGCAGCAAACCAAAGGCCGGCGGACACCGAGTCAAGATCATCAAGGATGATGCAGGCAAGGAACTGGTCAGCGTCCAGGGCCATACCGGCGAAGATGTGCCCCCGGGCAAGGCATTGGCCATCATGGAGGCGCATGTCGCTGGCATGCCTGCCACACGCATTGCTCGAGCCTATAACACAAGCTACCACACGGTTATCGCGCTGATCCGCAACCGGCCCGAGATGCTGGACAAGGCGCGCGTCACGGCTGCGAACAATTGGAAGACTTTAGCAGCGGTCGGCACGGCTGAACTCCTTGACCGCGTACCGGATATGAAGGACCACGGGCTGGTTATCATGTCGGCTGTGGCCTCTGAGAAGGCTGAGCTGTTGAGCGGCGGAGCAACGCAGCGGGTTGAACATGTGATGGCACCGGCGGCTGACGAGTGGCTGACGTTCGTGGCCGGGCTTAAGAGGCGTGAGGATTCGACTGACGTTGCGTTTGAACCGGTCAGCGGTCCCGAGGCCGGCGCTCAAAAGGCTGCCGAATTGCCCGCACCTAGCCCCAAGCCGGATGACTCCGCACATTGGACCCTTGAGGATGAACCACTTACACTATAACTCAATACAATATACAGCATGTACAATGACTCAGAACAGTGCAGCAAATCTCATGTTCCTCTGTCGGATGGGGGGGGCGGGGATCGGCCGTTCTTAATTTCTGCAACACCCCCCACCGATTCAGCCTCCCGAAATTTTTCATAAAAACAACCATGCTAAACAACCTCATCGCCCAGTTCAAGAAACCCGAAGCCGCCCCCAAGCCCACCCCAGCGCCCACACCTAAGCCTGCCCCCAAGCCGCCGCTCCCCAATGACGGCCCTAGGCCAACCACCGTTGCCGGCTACACCCAAGGCGACGAGGTCACCGCGGTCGTCTCCTCAAAAGCCTGCCCTCACCCCAAGATGCTCTTCATCTCGGTCCCCGATTGGGACGGCTTGGCGATCACCTACGTCCAAGACAAGAAGGACTGGCGAACCAACGACCGCATGAAGGTCCGGTTCGCCCGGATGCGCCCAGACTACACGCTCGAGTTTGACGGCCCCAAGGGAGCCCACCGGAACAAATTCGGGAGGCGTAGCTGATGTCCGCTCACCGCCAACCGATCGGCCGGGCCAAAAGGTTTCGTGTATTGGCCCGCGACAAATTTCGGTGCGTGTATTGCGGGGCAACGCCAAGCGAAGCCGAGCTTCACATTGACCACCTATTTCCCGTCTGTGAGGGCGGCGACGACAGCGAGAGCAACCTAGTGACGGCGTGCGCTGACTGCAATATTGGCAAGCGAGGACAAGTTATTCCCGATCTGACTAAGGCTGATCTTGCGAATCAATGCTACCGTGCGCTGCACGACATCAGGCGTATTGTTCAAGAATTTCGCGCCGAAGCTAATCGCGAAATCTTGCTGTCGCTACAGGCGTTCTGCGAGCAGCCAGCTATCGACTGGGCAGACAAGTGCTGTGAAGAGCAGCGCCGAGCCTATCAAGAGGTGCAGCCGTGAGCCTCGCTGCCTGCCAATGGGTCTGGGATGAATGCCCGGCCAAGAACGGAGACCGGCTCGTCTTGCTGGCCCTTGCCGTATTCGCTGACGTTAACGGTCGCTGCTTTTGCCCCGCCGAGGTGCTCATGGCCAAGACGCGCATGTGCAAGCGCAATGTTGGCCGAGCCGTTGAGCGTTGCGTTGAGGCCGGATGGCTTGAGATTGAGCAGGAGGCTCGTTGGGAAAGGGGCAGCAAGCTGGCCAGGGACTTCCGCATTAAGTTGGGCGACAATTCGTCCAGCAAGTTAGGCGACAATTTGTCCGAGATGGGCGGCAATTTGTCCAAGTTAGGCGACAATTTGTCCGAGATGGGCGGCAATTTGTCGCCCCAGAATAAAGAGAATAATCAGAACAATCAGAACGAAGCCGCTGCGGCGACTACGCCGCCTTCGCTTCCTCTGTCTTTGGCAGTAGAAAAGCCGGCCCAGAAACCCCGCCCCCAAAAAACCAAAGCCATTAAAGAGGATCTGTCCTCGCTATCACTCCCCCACGCTGCCGGCTTTCACAAGTGGTGGTGCCACTTCGTCGAGCACCGCGCCGCCCCGATCAAGGGCCGCATGAACCCGCTGACGGTGCGCGCCGCGGAGATTATTCTTGGGCAGCTTGCCGCCGTCAACGAGCAGCAGGCCGTTGAGGCGATCAAGGACTGTATTGCCAGCGGCTGGGTCAAGCCCTACCCGCCAAAGCCAGCCGACAATATTAAGGTCGCCCCCCAAGTAGTCCGCCAAGGCCCAGTTCAGCCGTCTGACGTAGAGAAGCGCATGCTGGCCCTTGAAGCCCTGCAGGAAGAGCGCATGAGAGGAGCCGCATGACGCAGGCGCTCTTCACGATCTGCGAAGGTCTCAACGCCCCCGTTCCAGAGGATGCCGCCCGCAAGATGTCCAGCTGCCGCCGCGGCGACCTAACCGAAGCTCTCTTCATTGCCGGCTGCATCGTCTACGACTGGGAAACCTTCAAAGCCTTCGGCCACGACCACACCGCCGACTGGGTGCTGGTCCGCGGCAACCTGCGCCTCACGGTCCAAGTCAAGACCGCCACCTTAGAGCGCGGCGACTACTCCATCTCCGTCAAGCGTGGCAGCGGAGCAACCAACCGACCCTACGCCGCCGGAGACTTCGACATCCTCGCCGCCTATCTCCCCGACCGGAACCAATTCGTCTTTTGGTCCTTCGACGACATCCTCGGCCGCCAGAAGGTCCGCTATCACCCCGACCGCCACCGCCAGCCGGGTAACTGGAGCCTCCTCGACGAAGTCGCAGAATCGCTTACCTCAACTCAATAATTGGTTGCCCCCCCCCCCCCTAGCTTATGAATTTGTTAATAACCCCCTAGGACAGCGCATGTCCTACCCCCTACTGTACTTTTGTATACATATGAAAACCAAAACACCCACCAAGAAAAAACCACCCGCAGTCACTTGCGACAACGGCCGCCCAACCATCAACGCCGAGGTCATCGACGACCTCTTCGAGCAAACCATCGCGAACCTCATGGCCCTCCAGGTCGTCTGGGAAAAGATCAGCCTCAAGGAGGAACTTAAATGATGACCAAAAACGGCAAGACGCAGAAGATCGAGGGCGGCGTCCCCGGCTGCCCTTACATTCGCCACCTTGAAATCCACGCAGCCTGCGACCGCTTCTTGGTGTCTCGCGGCATCATCACCGATCCCAACTTCCGCAAGTCTGCCTGGCTTTACGGCGCCGTCACACCGGAAAGGCGGGCGGCGTGACCCTCGGACAAATCAACTTCGGCCCCACTGCGGAGACCTCGTTTCTCCGCAGTCAGGTCGCCGCTCAGGCCGCTGACATCCGCGACCTCGAGGCTGAAGTGGCCGAGCTAATCGCCCAGCGCAATCAGCTCAGGGCCGCCCTCCAAGGCTGCGCCGCGCTGACCCCCAAGGCGTCCGACGCCAAGCACGAAGCCCTTCTCGCCACTGACCCAAGAAATCTTTACCCACCCCAAGAAAAACCCTTGCCATGATGTGGACATTGTTGGACACTCATGGACACACCGCGGCACACCACACGCAGTCTTAAGTGCCATGGAAAATTTCGCCGACTTACCCCAACCCGAAACCGCACCACACATATGGCTCGACCCATTTACCGAAGAAAGCATCCCCATGGTGGACGCCGCGTGCGACCGCTGGCTGAAGCGGCGCGCCGACCTACGGAGGAAGCGCGATGAACGCCTTGCTGCTCAGCTATCTGCTGTTCCTGCTCTTGGTGATGATTGTCATAGCAATCCTCGAAGCTAACGACAACGACCCCTACGCATGAAAAAACAAGTCACGCCTAACGCCCCCGAGGTCGAAGCCGCCGTTCTCGGCGCCCTTATGTCTGAGCCTGGGATGATCGACGAGATCGCCGGCCTTAACGCCGACCTCTTTTTTACCCCAGCCCACGCCCAAGTTTTTGGCGTCATCCGCGACATTCGCGCGGCCGGCGGCGTGCCGAACATCATCGCAGTGACACAAGTCCTCGCCAGCCACGACCGCCTTGAGTTCGTTGGCGGCGCTGGTGCCGTGACCGACATGGTTAGCCACACCGCCGGTGGACCCGCGGCGGTCGAGTACCACGTCCAGACCCTGCGTGACCTCCACGCCCGCCGCGCCATTCTTCATGCCGCCAGCCGCCTGCAATCCGCCGCCTCCGACATGAGCCAACCCGCCGACGATGTCCTGCAGGACGCCGGAGAGTCCGTCTTGTCGCTCTCCCTCGGCCAGTCCACCGACAGCATGCGTCCCGCGTCTGCCATCGTGCCCGGCCTGCTTGAAGAATTGGAGAAGCTGATGATCCCCGGCCAAAAGTTGGGCGTTGAGACCGGCTTCAAGGCATTCGATTACATGACCGGCGGCCTGCGCCCAGGTCAGCTCACCATCGTTGCCGGCCGTCCCGCTATGGGTAAGTCCGCGCTCATGCTGAACATGTGCGAAAACATGATCCGCCGCGGCGTGCCCGCGCTTTATTTCTCCCTCGAAATGCCCGCCAACGAGCTGGGCTGCCGCGTTGTCCTCGGCCGCGCTGAGACCAACATCGAAGTCATCCGCAACGGCTTCCTCGACCACGCATCGAAGCTGCGCATCACGCAAGCCGCCGACCAGTTCGCCAGCGAGCCGCTCTATGTAGACGACCGCGGCGGTCTCACCATGTTGGACATCCGCGGCCGCGCCCGCTTGGCCGTCCGCCGGTGGGGCGTCAAAGCGATCTTTGTGGACTACCTGCAGCTGGTCAGCCACGTCGGCGCCCAATCCCGCGAAAACGAAGTCGGCTTCGTCTCAAGAGGCTTAAAGGCGATGGCCATGGAATTGGGCGTCCCGGTCATCGCGGCCGCCCAGGTGAACCGCAACGCCGAGCGAGCCGTTGACAACCGGCCGAAGATGAGCGACCTCCGCGAATCCGGCAGCATCGAGCAAGACGCCGACTTGGTGTGCCTGCTGCACCGCCCCTGCTACTACGCCGCCGACCAAGAGACTGAGCCCGACCCGCAAGACGCTGAGCTGATCATCGCCAAGCACCGCGCCGGCGCCACCGGGAAGGTCAGCTTGGTGTGGCGTCCGCGCCTGACCCGCTTTGAAAACGCCGCCCTCGGCAGCCGCACTACAGACAGCGACGACTCGGTATACGCGCCCTCCCGGCAAGTGCAGGAGGTCTTCTACAAATGAACTCCCGAGCCAAAGGCGCCCGCGGCGAACGCATGTGGCGCGACGAGCTGCGCGAAGCCTTTGGCGACTCCGGTATCCGCCGCGGCCAGCAGTTCTCCGGCCTCGGCGACTCGCCCGATGTCGTCTGCCCGTGTCTTCCCGACATCCACTGGGAAGTCAAATTTTGCCAAGTGACCAAGATCAAAGACTGGCTCGCCCAGGCTATCCGCGACGCCAAGGACAAGCTCTTCCCGGTCGTTGCCCATAAGCGCACTGGCGAGGACTGGCTCGTCACCCTGCGCGCAGACGATTTCCTCACCATCCTGCGCCGCTCCGATTTCTTAGTACCAACACAAACACAACCACAAACCAAATAACATCATGGCAACAAAAACCCTAACCACACCTGCGGGCATCGCTCGCTTCCCCAGCCTCAACCGCCCGGACACCAAGTTCTCCGAGGTCGGCGTCTACAAAGTCAACCTCGAGATGTCCTCTGCGGACGCCGAGCCGTTCATCAAACAAATCGAAGCCCTCTTCGCTGAGTTCTTGGCCGACAAGAAGCGCGAGCTGAAGAAGGACAAACTCAAACTGCACCCCGCACCGTGGGAAGACAACGACGGCCTCGTCCAGCTCAAGCTGAAAGTTCCCGCCATGGGCAAAAACAAAGAAACCGGCGAAGAGTACTCGCGCAAGCCGACCTTGTTTGACGCGACCGGCAAGGAAGAAGACGTGAACATCGGCGGCGGCAGCAGGCTCAAGATCGCCGTTGTCCCCTACTGCTGGTACACGGCCAGCCTCGGTGCCGGCATCACGCTGCAACCGAAGGCGGTCCAAGTCCTTGACCTCGTCACCTGGGGCAACGGCGGCACCGCTGAGGCTTACGGCTTCGACGTGAGCGAGGCCAAAGCCCCCGCAGCCAAGACCGGCACCGACGACCAAGAGATCAGCTGGTAATCCCCATGCCTGCCAAAACACCACGCACGGCAGCCGCGCGCAAGCGCAAGGTAGTCGCCACCATTGAGCCCGACCGCTTCAACGCGGCGGGCCAAAAAATCGTTAAGCTGCAGAAGACCCGCAGCCACCAGAAATACCTGCTCAAGGACGGCACGCAAGTCCCCGGCGCCAGCACCATCGCCAAGATCGGCGATGACGGCTCCTCGCTCATTCATTGGGCGTGGGACTTGGGCAGCCGCGGCCTTGACTACCGGAAAGTGCGCGACCAAGCCGCCGACATCGGCACGGTTTGCCACTTTATGATTGAGTGCTTTCTCCACGGCCACGAAGCCGACTTGAGCGAGTTCTCCGCGGCCGACATCGAAAAGGCCACCATCGCCTTCGGCAACTTCCGCCGCTGGTGGGACAACGAAGGCTTCACCATCCTTGAACCTGAGGTGCAACTGGTCAGCGAGCAGCACATGTTTGGCGGCACCATCGATGCGCCCAGCCGGGACAAGGACGGAAAGATCGTCCTCCTCGACTGGAAGACATCGAAGGGCATCTGGCCCGCGCACCGCTTCCAGCTGGCCGCCTACGAGCAGCTCTGGAACGAGAACCGGCCCGACATGAAGATCCAACGCCGCGGCATCGTCCGCATCGGCAAGGAGTCACCAGACGACTTTGAGATCGCCTGGATGTTTAGCGCAGAGCCCGCATGGAAGGTTTTCCAGAAACGTCTGGAACTTTACTACACCCAGCTGGAGTACAAAAAAGCAGCCTAACATGAAACGCCCCGCCCGCCGCTTCGTTGTGCGCGAGGGAACTTTCGGCCTTGCCGTTGAGTTCTTCGCCGGCACCCCTCAGAGCACGGCGCTGCGGCGGTGCGTGGCGATCTTGCAGCTTGATCCCAACGATCCTGACAACGCCCCAGACGAGGGCGATGCCGCTTGGGCGATGTGCTTCAACAGCCATGCCGTCATCTGGATTGAGGACGCAGACGACATCGGCTCGCTCGTCCACGAGCTGTATCACGTCACGGCCCACGTCCTGCGCCACATCGTCAGCAACGACGAGGAGACCGGCGCCTACATCCAATCTTACCTCTTCCGCGAAGCCCTCCTTCGCCTCCAAAAAAAACCAAAAACCCAACCATGAAAAAAGGACTATACGCCAATATCAATGCCAAACAGGCCCGCATCGCCGCCGGAAGCGGTGAGCGCATGCGCAAACCCGGATCTGCCGGCGCGCCCACCGCTAAGGCATTCAAGCAAAGCGCGAAGACCGCCAAGACCCGCCGATAAACATGAGCACCCCGCTTGAACAAGCCCGCGCAATCGCCATGGCCCGACATTTCCTGTCGGAGCTGTGCGTGCCAGGCAAGATCAAGCGGGTGCCCTCGGAGGTCCGCCGCGAAGCACGCAACCGCCTCAAGCACATGCCGATGTCTTGGGATCTGGAGCGCATCGTCGCCGAACCCGGCGCCATAGAAAACATGGAGAAAATCGAAGAGCACTACCGGCAAGTGTTTTGGGAGGACATAAAGCGATGAGCGCAGGCAAAGGGGACACCCCGCGTGCGGTGAATGGCAACGCCTATCGCCGCAACTTTGAAATGATATTCCCCAACAAAACCAAACGCCCATATCCAAGTTGGATATGCGCCGAGTGCGGCCGGAAGCACGGCAAGCGCCCCGAAGGCAACCCCTACGGCGCCACTTGGCACATCGACACCTGCGGTGTCTGCGGCACCGGCGGCGTCGAGGTTACTGAACCGCGCGACTTCGGCCATCTGCGGGAAGGGTGGGACGAATGACGTTCACACCCCTGCTAATCACTACCGTCTGCTATCTGGTGACCGCCGCCGGCTTCTACCGCGAAGGGAACTTGGGATTATCAATCGCATTCCTTGGCTACAGTTTTGCCAATTTTGGCTTCCTCTACATCTGCGTTGCCGGCCAACCCTGACTTTTATGACTAAACCCAGAGATATGTACGACCTGAGCATTGAGCCAACTGACTCGCCAGAGGTCAAGGCTCTGCTCAAGCAGGCCCGAGCCGCGGTGCAGGAGGCTTGTAAGCTACGCAGCACCTGCAAGGTCTCAAGGCTCGCCAAGGCGTTTTCCGAACGAAAAGCACGCCGATGAATTTAACTGACGGCATCAAAGGTTCTGCAACGGTTACGGCGGCTATGTGGTGTAGCCTACGCCGACCGAGAAAACGTGGTGTGTACCAGCGGGAGGGCTTGCAGCCAACTCCCGCGCCGTCTCATTTTTTGCGATGATCCACGAATTCCAGCGCATCGTCCCGGTTGAGACCCCGGTCGGCTACGGCAGCCTGCTCTACGTTGAGTCCGGCGGGCCGCTGTCGAACGACATCTTCGCCATTGTCCTCGAGGACGGCGGGCGCATCCGGCACTTCCGCTCGGATCAAGTGACTGTCTTGGAAAACCCAACGATGGACATCGTGGGAACGAATTTTAAAGCGCCGGCGAGGCACTCAACAAAACAGGTGTCTGGGAGGGTTCCTGTGCGCTAACCCGCCGGCGCTTTAGATCCTCCTGCAGTGCAACTTAACGAACACCAGCGCCGCTTCACGCCGTCCGACCATCCAGTCATGGTCCTCGACCACGACTACTTGGCATCCGTCGATGCTGAAACCGGCTGGAACTATCTAAAAAAGCGCGAAGAACTCATCGCGCGCGAGGCATCCGACCCATTTCGCAACGGATACATTCCTCCGGTGTGGCGCCGCGCGTCCGAACTCCTCGAAAAACACCGCGAGTTGCTTGTCATGGGCGGAAACCGCTCAGGAAAAACCGAGTGGGCGGCCAAGGAGGTCATCAAGACGATGTACAGCAAGCCCGGAGCAGTTGTCTGGTGCTTTCAGACCACCGCGCCGAACTCCATTGAGCTGCAGCAGCCCCGCATCTGGAAATATATGCCTCCCGAGTGGAGGAACGCGCGCAAGGGCCAGGTCACGAACATCACCTACAGCGTCAAGGGCGGTTTTACCGAGGCAAAATTCGTTGCCCCCAACCAAGCGGTCTGCATATTCCGCAATTACGCCCAAGATCCGTCCACAATTGAAGGCGGCGAGATCGATGCCTGTTGGTGTGACGAATTGGTCCCGCTCGATGTCCTAGAAACCCTCCGGTTCCGCCTCGTTGACCGCAACGGCAAGCTCGCCGTGACATTCACGCCGGTGCAAGGCTGGTCGCCCACGGTCGCCGACTACCTCAACGGCGCGAAGAACCTCCACGAGGTGGACGCCGAGCTGCTACCGCGCAAAGACGTTGACGGCAAGGTTGTCGGCTACGAGCAGGTGCCGGTTGAGCAAATCAACCCCAAGGGCCGCCCAGTTCTCTACTTCCACACGCAGAGCAACCCTTGGGCCGGCTGGTCCCGCATGAAGCGCGAGCTGCAGAGCGAGACCCGCGAGAAAATCCTCACGCGCGCTTACGGCGTCCCGACCAAAGCCATCGCTGGCCGCTTCCCGCTCTTCAATCCCAAGGTCCACGTTATACGGCACGCCGATGTCCCAGCCGGCACCCGCTACCATTGGGTCGATCCGGCGAGCGGGAAGAACTGGGCCATGCTGTGGACGGTTTTCGACGCCGCGGGACGCACTATCATTTACCGGGAATGGCCTAACCAGATTGATTATGTTGAGGGCGTTGGCTACGCGGGCGAGTGGGCGCTGCCCGATGGCAAGAAAATGGACGGCCGCCCTGGTCCCGCCATGCAGGACTTCGGCTTTGGCCTCGAGCGGTACAAGGACGAGATCCTGCGCGTTGAGGCCGGCGAGCCCATCTTTGAAAGGTGGATGGACAGCCGGTATGGGCACTCCAAGACCCTTGGCAAGGAAGCGCCAACGACCCTCATCGATGAGATGGCAAGCCTTGACATGTTCTTCACGGCCACCCCGGGCGACTCCATTGACGAGGGCGTTGGCATGATCAATGACGCCCTGTCATACAATCCCGAACTCCCGGTAGACGCCCGCAACCAACCGCGGCTGTACATTTCAGAGAACTGCAAGAACACGATCTATGCGCTGCAGACCTACACCGCTGCTGACGGAAAGCGCGGGGCCGTTAAAGACTGGGTAGATCTTTGCCGTTATATCTGCCTCTCCGACGCCATGTTCATCGACGGCGACTCTATGAAGTCCCGCGGAGGCGGCAGCTACTAAACTATGAAAACCGACAAAGCCAAGATGGCGTGCAATAAACCCAAGCGCACGCCAAGTCACCCAACGAAGTCCCACGTCGTGAAAGCCTGCGGCGATGCCCTGCCGGTCGGCGGCAAGCTGATCCGCTTCGGCCAGCAAGGCGTCAGGGGATCACCTGACGGCAGCGCGCGCAACAAGGCATTCAAGGCGAGACATGCTAAAAACATCGCCAAGGGCAGGGGCAGCGCTGCGTACTGGGCCGACAAGTCCAAATGGTGAGCGACAAAGATCATAGCAAGCCATGACCACGCTCTTCCGCGGCCAAGCCCCGCCACCGGACAATTGGAAGGTTGCCCCCGGCGGCCATCCCTTGTGCCAAGTCTGCGAGCAGCCCCTCACCGTCAACTGGCTCCGCGACCCGCAACTTGGGCCGTGCTGCCTTGAGTGCGCCCCGCACGTCATCAACGCCGACAAGCTGCTCCACAGCATACGAATCGCACGATAGTTCAAGCCACACTTTAACTACTAACCAAAAACTATGCACCTAACAATTAGCACACGCCCTAAACATGTCGTCATTGACATGTATACAAAACCCGAAGATTTCGACATGTCCGGCGCCCTAGCCTTCAGCCGCGACCAAGCCCCCGCCGGCGTCCTTGCCGTCATGCTCACCCTGCAAGACCGCATTGCCGACGCCGTCCTGCTTGTCAGCAATATGGCCACTGCGAAAGACCCCGGTTTCCTCGCCCACGCCGCCGGCCAACTCAACGCCCTGCAAGAGCTGTGGGACGACCTCGAGACCAAGCGCGCCGAGGCAAGCAGGCTGTCCTAAGGCGTGCAGCCACCTGTCGCTTTCTGACAGTTGGTACCACAAAACGATACTATCGTTAGGACATCGGCCCTCGGCGTCATCCGGGCAAACCTGCCTCTGTAGAAAAATAAATGCTGGACAAATGTCCAGCTATGCCTCATAATCAGGTTATCGAATGAGGAGTGCCCCGCTTAACCGGGGCTGTGGTTTGTTATTCGGTCGGTCTGGCAGACGCACTGCCTGGTTACTTCTTGGGAGGTTACCCCATGGCGACAGAAAATGCAGCTTCCGCTGCGGAAATAGACGATATCGTTGGCATCAGTGAGGCTTTGGCCGGCTTAGAGCCCGTCAAGACCGAGCCCAACGACAAGCTCATTGACAACGACGAGACGGAATCTTCCGAAAGTGAAGATCCGAACGAAGATGACGCCGAGGAGAGGGACGAGGAGAAATCTGACCCCGACTCCGAGGAAAAGGAAGACGACGAAGAGTCCGAGGACGAAGACGAGACGCCCGGTCAGGAAAAGGTCCAGAAACGGATCGATAAGCTGACCGCCAAGCGCAAGGAGGCCGAAGAAAAGGCCGCCGCGCTTTCCACCGACTACGAGCAGGCCAAAGCCCGGCTCGCCGAGCTGGAAGCCCAAGTCAACGAGTCCGCGCGCCCCGTCCTGCAACCAACCGCGGACAACCCGCTGGCCGATGTGGACACCGACGACGCCTTGGACGCCAAGATCAAATCCGCGCAGGAAGTGCGCCGATGGGCTCTTCGCAATACGGACGGCGCCACGGTCAAACGACCGGACGGCACCGAGGTCTACGTGGACAGCGATGAAGTAAAAAACTACCTCATCAAAGCTGACGACGTTCTCACCGTCCACGCTCCCGCCCGCAAGCAATGGCTCGCCCAGCGCGCCCCGGCGGTTGAAGCCGCCAAAAACGTCTTCCCCGACATCTTCAAAAAGGGATCGCCCATGAACCAAGCCTTCCAGGCCACGGTCAAGCAGGCGCCCGAGTTACTGAAGCTGCCCCAAGCTGAATACTGGGTCGGCCTCGCCCTCTACGGCGAACAGCAGCTCATGTCCCGTCAGCAAGCTGACGCCGCCAAGGCCAAAGCCGCTGACAAAATCTCGTCGAAAAAGTCAGAAGCCAAATCCGTCCCAACTCCCGCAGGTCCGGTTAGTTCGCAGAAATCTGCCACCAAAGACAAAGGCGGCAAACAAGCCGCCGCCCGGCTCTTTGAGCGCGGTGATCGAGATGCTCTCGAGAACTTCGCCATGAGCCTGATCAGTTAACAACCAACCTAACCTAAGGAGATACTATTATGGCGGGAACAATTTTCCCTAATTTCAGCGGTCTTCGCGAAGATCTGTCCGATGTCATTTCGGTCGTCGATGCGAAAAACACGCCGTTCATCTCGACTGCCCGCAAAGGCAGCGACATCACCAACGCTAACGTCTACAGCTTTCAAGCTGACAAATACAACGACCCGTCCTTCGACGGCGTGTTGAGCAACGCAGACGTTTCCACGTTCGACGACCCCAGCAAAAACCGCGCCCTCTTGAGCGCCCGTGCGCAAAAGTACCGCCGCACCGTTCTCGTGGATGACATGAGTCAGCACGCCAGCGACGTTGCCGGTATCGGCCGCAAGAAACTGCTTGCCGACGGCATCGCCAAGGCGATGGTCGAAATCAAGCGCGACATGGAGTCAAGCTTCTGTTCCGCCCGCGAGTCTCAGACTCAGGCCGGCGTCAGCCCGTATCGTACCCGTGGATTGTTTTCCTGGGTCGCCAACGCCGCGCAAAGTGATTTGCCGGTGCCTACGGATTACCGCACACCGTCCGCCAGCATCAACACCTCGGCGGTTGGCTCAGTCACCGAAGCTGAAGTGCAGACGCTCCTCCAGAGCATCTACTCGCAGTCCGGTCAGGTCGATGAAATGGTCTTGCTTTGCGGACCTTCGCTCAAGCGCCAGTTCACCTCCTTCACCCGTTTCAGCACAGGCGCCACGTCGAATGCCCTCAGCATCCGCACGTTCAACCAGTCTGCTGACAGCAAGCGTATCATCTCGGCGATTAATTTCTTCGAGGGAGATTTCGGATCGCTGCGCCTCGTCAATAGCTTGTTCCTGCGCAAGGACAGCACCACCACTGCCCAAGAAGGCTCCGGCCTTGTCTTGGACATGGACAAGTGCGAAGTCCGCTTCGCCCGCCGTCCGCGGATGGTTGAGCTTGAAGATCAAGGCGGCGGCCCCAGGGCGCTCATTGATGCAATCGCTTCGGTCACCTGCTTGTCGCCTCAGGGCATGGGCAAGTTCACTGCCGGCGTCTAATTCAACCAATAAGGAGAAAATAACATGACTGCATACGAACTGCCCGCAAACACCAAAGCCGCTACCGGCTTCACGCACCTCATCACGGTCGATCACGTTGATCTCACCACAACGACTGCAGCGACCGCCCAGACTATCGACCTGCTTGACCTCCCGGTCGGCACGGTGGTCAACAAGGTCGCCTACAAGTTGGTCACGGCGTTTGAAGACGCCAGCGACGCCGCCTACAACGACACCGACTTCTCGGTGGGCGAAACCGGCGACGTTGATGAGTTCATCGACGAGACCGAAGTGAACAAGAACGGCACCGAGATTTCTTACTCGGCCGGCTTCACCTTCACTGACGCCTCCTGCACGCTGCCGCGCGTTTACACCACGGCCAGCAAGCTGACCGCGACCTTCGCCGGCGCAACGGGCAAGTCCCTCAGCGACTTGGACGCCGGTAAGGTTGAGGTCTACGTCAGTCTGACTGACCTGACCGCGATCTAAGTTAGACCAAGTCTTGAACCACCTGCGGCCCGCTCCGGCGGGCTGCAGCTTTCAGGATGGCTGACGAATTTTGGAAACACATCGTCGCCGATCTGGATGACGAACTAGCCCACCTGGTCAAAGAGGAACTCACGACCGGCTGGAACGCCAAGTCCGTCATGGCCGGCCTTGAGCAGCGTCGCATCAAAGAGGCGACCGACATGCTTGAGCACTGCGCCGTCGAAGGCGTTGGCCAGCACACCATGTCGGTCGATCCCGATGTCTACTGGGCATGGGAATCCATTGAGCCCGGCTGCTGGGCCGACAAGCAGTGGCGTGATGACTTTAAAAAGCGTCACCCCGAGACCGCCGTCCACTATACCCCGCGCCGCACAACGGTGCTTGTCCCTTAAATGATCAAAGCACCCGACCGCGAAAAGATCGCTGAAATCATCAGCGACATCGACCAGGCTGACAGCGACGGCAGCACCTACATCTCGCGGAAGTTGCGCAATTGGAACACCCGCTTCTGCATCTGGCCGGGCATGAGCGACGACGGCCGCAAGCACCAGGCCGCACTGGGCCAACGCCCCTTTCCTTTTGAGGGTTCACTAGATAGCCGCGTTAGGCTCAGTGACACCATCGTGCGCGATCATATCGCCATGCTCACCTCGGCTTTTTTCAAAGCCAGAGTCCAGGTGCAGCCGACCGAAAGCATGGACCTCGTCAAGCGCCAAGCCGCCGAGACCGTGCTCAAGTGGCTCCTCTTCCAGCACTGCTTGGACGACCTCCGGCGCGAGGTCCAGCTCGCCGCCAACTACCGCGAGACCTACGGCCTCGCCGTCATGCAAGTCGATTGGGTGCAGACCACACGCACCGAGATCAAGACTTTCAGCTTGCAAGACGCCATGATGATGCTGGAGTCCGCCGCCCAGCAAGACCCCGAGCAAGCCGCCAACCTGCAAGCGCTCATCGAGGTCGTCCTTGACCCGGAGCAGGAAGAATTGGCCACCCAACTCCTTGGCGAGATTGTTCCCGAGTTGGGCAAGGCCGCCAAGGTCCGCGAGCTGCGCGAAAAGGGCGTGGTCGAATGGGAGCAGCCCTACATTTTTGAGAGCCGTCCGCAGTGGACCGCCCTGGAGCCGTGGGAAGACATCATCTTCCCCGCGCAGTCTTACTCTCTGCAACGTGCCGCGTTCGTTGCCCGGCGTGAATTAATCACTGAAACGGAGTTGCGCGAGCGGGCCGTTGTCGAGGGCTGGGACGAGGACTGGGTCGATGAGGTTGCCACCAAAAAGGGCGACGTGAAGCGCATCAGCCTCAACCTCCACCGCAGCGACCAGTTCCTCTACGAGCAGAGCCGCGACATGATTGAGATCTGGCACGTCTTTAGAAAAGAGCACGACAAGAAAGCCAAGGCCACCCGCGTCACCCGCACCGTCCTCTCCTACCACGTCCCCGACAACGTTGCCATCCACGACATCCTGCCCTACGAGCACGGCTTATATCCGTTCATTGAGTTGCCCCGCGAGCGCAGCACCCGCCCGCTCCTTGAGTCCCGCGGCGTGCCGGAAATTTGCCAGTCCGCCCAGGACGAAATCAAGATCCAGCGCGACATGCGCGGAGATCGCGCAAGTCTCACCACGTTGCCTCCCCTTCGCGTGCCCGCCAACCGCGGCAAAATGGAACTCATCCTCGGCCCCGGCGTGCAGATCCCTGAGCGCCGCGCCGGCGAGATCTCATGGATGGAGCCGCCGCGCCCCGACAACGGCAGCATCGAAACCGAGGTCAGCATCCGCAACGACATCGACAACTACTTCGGCCGCATCAGCCAATCCGTCCCGCCGCAGCGCTACATGCTGCACACGCAGGAGATGATCGACGGCTGGCTCTTGGACATGAAGCTCTGCCTCGCCCAGACCCTTGCGCTTATCCAGCAGTATATGACGCCCGAAGAGCTGGCCCGCGTCACCGGCAACGGCATCCAGATCACCGACTCACCGGCCGACATCCGCGGCCGCTTTGACATTTCTGCCAGCTTCGACAGTCGTCTCATGGACGCCGACCAGACCGAGGCCAAGATGCAGTTCATCGCCCAGACCCTCATCCCGCTGGATTCCTTCGGCGTCATCGACCGGGCGAATTTGATCAAGTTCATGCTCGGCAGCGTCGATCAAAACCTCGCCGACCTCTTGGTCCAAGACATCGGCGCCGCGACCCAAAGCGAGATTGAGGACGAGCAAGTCCAGTTTGCCAAGATCAGCGCCGGCACCGAGCCGCAGCTCAAGGAAGGCGGACAGAACGCGCAGATCCGACTGCAGACCCTGCAGCAGATCGTGCAAGCCAACCCCGCCGTGCAGCAGCGCTACCAACAGGACGAGATCTTCAGAAAGATGATCGATGCAAGGGCGCAAGCCTTCAGCTTCCAACTCCAGCAGCAGCAAAACGCCCAGATCGGCCGCATCGGCTCCCAGCCCGCGCTGCAGAAGATGAACCAGGACGCCCAGATGGGAATGGCCACCCCGCAACAACCCGCCGCCTAACGCCATGCACCCAAACATCTCCGTCCGCAACATCGCCGGCCTCAACATACCGCAACACGACCACGTTGCCCTCGCCTACGTCAGCACCACTAACAACCTCGCCACTGTGACCTACAAGGAAGGCGGCAGCGGCGGGCAGACGGTTGCCACATTGACCTTCACCTACATCGGCGGCACCCCAACCACCGACGACGCCAACCTCGCCACCGTGACCCGCAGTTAATGGGCTTCGCCTTCAATCCTTTCACCGGCAACTTCGACCTCAAGGGTTCTGGAGGCGGTGCGAGCTATATCGACGGCGAGGTCGCAACCTACGCGGACCTTCCCCTCGACGGCGCCGCCGCGATCAACTCCGCCTGGCTCGTCCGCACGGCCAGCGGCGTCTGGCCGGTCACTCGCAAGCAGGCAGGCATCTACATCAGAACGGCGACCGGCGGCAGCAACCGCGATTCTGACTACACCTACGCTGGCACGCTGCCGGATGTCTTTAGCGACTCGCAGTTCCTCATCTACGACAACGCTGACAGCACCAAGAACCTCGCCTTCGACCTCGGCAGCATATCCACCGGCCAAACTCGCACGCTGACCGTCCCTAACGCCTCCGGCCGCATCCAAGTCGAAGGGCAAGCCATCGGCAACGTCACCGCAGCCGCCGGTTCGTTCACGACATTGAGCGCCACAGGAATTGTCACTGGTTCAAACGCAACGACAAGCCCGCCGACAACCATTGATCAAGCGAAAGGTTTGCAGTTTAGTTCGTTGGGCGGAACCTTTGGCAGCACAGCGGGCCTTTACGGAAGCCACACGGGAACATCGACGCTTGGCATTGGCATTGCTAACAATTCAGCGGGCATCCTCACTCAAGTCGCCGCTTTTACGTCAACAGGACTGAACTCATGCGCTATTGGTTCATCCACGCCAGCCGCAGGCAACTTCACGACTTTCACGCTCAAAGACAACACCGGCGGTGAAACCGCAACCTTCGACGCGCAGGGGAAGCTGACGGCGAATCGGACGTATGATCTGCCCAACGCCTCCGGAACTCTCGCGTTGACCAGCCGCATACCCTACGCCGTCTTCACCGCAACCGACAACCAACCCACGGCCAGCAACTTCGCCACCATCGACACCCGCAACAGCATCGCTGTCTTGGACTTCGATGATGCCGCTACCGAATCCGCCGTCTTCGTAGGCATTATGCCCGAAGCCGCATCCCTCGGCAGCGGCCTCATCGTCTCGCTGCGCTGGATGGCAACCACGGCAACCAGCGGCGATGTGCGCTGGTCTGTCGCATGGGAGGACTCCAACACCGACCTCGACAGCGACTCTTTCGACACGGCCACCGCAGCGACTGCGACCACAAACGGCACAAGCGGGATCGTGACCGTGACCAACATCACTTGCACCACCATCGACTCTCTGGCGGCTGGCGACTTGTTCCGCTTGCGCGTCCAGCGAATCGGCGGCGATGGTGCAGACACCATGACAGGCGATGCGGAGTTGGTCGCTGTCGAAATTAGGAGCGCGGCGTAATATGGCAAGAGCATTTGCTAGAACCAGCCAGTCCGTTGGGCAATACATAGCTTGCACCAGCGCGGCAGCTCTCAACCCGCAAAATAACATGAGTGTATGTTGCTGGGTTTATCCTACGTCGTCCGCCGTTGGGCAAGTTGCACATTTTTACGTCAGCAGGGACGGATCTTCACGATGCTGGAGCCTTTTGCGGCAAGCGTTCCAGTCGGTCAATAACACTGTGGAGACTGCCGTTTATAAGAACAACACCACCGCAACAGGAATTCAATCGACAACAGTGCTGGCAATTAACACATGGTATCACTTGGCCATGACATACAAGTTTGTCACGGACGGCACTTCCGAATTGCGGCTGTTTGTGAACGGGGCGCAAGAAGCATCCTCAACCAGCGCGGTTGGACCCATTAACCAAGCAACGGTTCCCGTGGAGATTGGCCGACGAAATCTTACAAATGAAAATTACCCCGCGAACGCCCGTATGGCTGAAGTTGCTATTTACAACACCACTTTGACCGCTGCCGAAGTGGGCTCTTTGGCTGATGGGATGACGCCCGACCGAGTATCACCGCAGGGACTTGTTTTATATGCGCCGTTGGTGCGCGATTTAATTGACCTCAAGGGCAACACATTGACCAACAACAACACCACCGTTGTTGACCATCCAAGGATTTACTCATGAGCAACTACTACCGCATCACCAATCCCTCCGATGTCCGCGACCTTGGCGAGCAGATGGCCGCTTGGGAACTTGCAGACAACCCAAAGCGGAATGATTGGGCCGTGCAGCCTGCCGCGCCGTCTGCTGATGCGGTGTGGACGGCTGGGTATTGGAGTGTGCTGCCTGCGCCGACTTTGACCGCTGAAGAACACCTTGAGTCTGTCGGCCTCGGCGGCAACCGCCAGCCTACCCTGCTCTATCTTCGCCAAGCCGGAGCGGTGAGCGCGAAGCTCGACGCGACCGAGCAATACCTCAACACCATCCTCGCCATGTTCGCCGCCGATCCGGCGCCGAGATCCGACTGGCCGGCACCCGCCTACACCTTTGAGGAAACCGTCACCCAAGCCGTGCAATCCCTTTCCCAACCCTCCGAACCCTCCGCGCCCTCCGCGAACTTTGCGTGATGAAGACCGTAACCGTCCAGTCCATCGTGACCAACGCCGCCTCTCGCGCCGGGTTGGATGGTTCGTCCATCGACAATCTGCCGACGACCACCAAGACGATCATGGTGGACAACCTCGGCATGCACCTCCGCGATGCCTGGGAGTTTTACGATTGGCCCGACCTGACGCGCACTGAACAGCGCACGGTTCAGACCGGCGCGGCCGAGGACATCTATCTTGATCTGGCGCAGGCTGGCCAGACCGAGATCGGGGACGTGTTTGCGGTCTACCAAGACGATACCCGCACGCACGCAGCTCCCCGCGAGATTCACTTCAGCCTCGACCTCGACAAAATCCGCCTGCCGTCCGACTGCCCGAGCACGGTCTACGTCAAATTCCGCCTGCCCAGCCCGGACATCAGCACCGTCCTCGCCACGGCCCTTGCCCAGACTGTCCCTCAAATACTCGCCGACTACTGCAAGTTTAGCCTGACCGGCGACCTCTTGACCGAAGACGGACAGCTTGACAAGGCGCAGGTCATGTATGCCCGCGCCGAGCTGAGTCTCGTCAAGGAGACCGAGAAATTCACCTTCCAGCAAAAGCAGGTCCGGCGATGGACCGCCAATGTTGGACCTTATTGAACAAAAGATAACGAAGATAACGAAGGATTTACCAAACCCAAACCCTCAACTCTAAACCCTCAACTCTCAACTAATATCATGGGCTTCCCTAACAACAAAATCACCAATGGCCTGAGCGGCGGCATCTACATCGCCGACACCACGGCCCGCACCGGCGACTGGCTCGCAATCCAAGTCCTCGCCGACGCCAAGTTCAGCGCTCTAACCGGCAATATCACCAACGGCATCGCCAACGCCACCAGCGGCAGCGCCCCGACAATCCCTGCCGGAACCACGCTATTCGGCAAGTTCACCGCCATCACGCTGCACAGCGGCCGCATCATTGCCTACACCGCCTAATGGTCCTCGCCCCGACATTGTCAGTAAACGGCAGCTATGGTCTTGCGACCGTAGAGTATAACGCCGTTGTGGTGTCAGGCGCGGGAACGGCGGCCGTCAATGGCATTTACACTGTCACAGGAGAGTCGGTCGGTAAGCCATACTATAACCTTGCCGGATCTACAGACGCAGACCTAAGCGCGATTTCTTGGGATAATGGTTACTGGACTATTTGGGGGTCACAGAATGAGGCTCAATATGCCTCCACAGACGATGTGGCGTTCCCTTGGCAAGTAACGACTTGGTTTGGCGAAGACGGCGGCCCGCCAATGCCAACGCTAACTCCAGCAACCGTATAATACCTTATGAGCTACATGCAGCAGCACTTTTCAACGGTCGAGCGCGGAGCCTTGGGGACGTTTGCCAGCCTCGGCAGCGCGGCCGTCAGCATGGTGAGCCATCTGGAGCTTTACCTCCGAGTCGCCGGCCTTTGCGTAGGTCTTGCGGTCGGCGTGATCACCCTAATTTCGGTTCTGCACGATCTCAGAACTAAACAAAAGATAACGAAGATAACGAAGGAGAAACTATGAGAAACTGGAAAACAACTACGCTCGGCGCATTGACCGCCATCATCGCTGTCGCGACTGGCGCCAAAGAATTCTTGTCCACCGGCAGCATTCCGGACATCGGCCTCATCGCCGCAAGTCTCATGGCAGCCTGGGGGCTCGTCATGGCCAAGGACAACAATGCGCGGCTCTAAGATTATCGCCGCCGGCATCCTGCTCGCCGCCTTCGCCCTCTTGGGCACCGGCTGCGTGACGGTCGGCTACGACTTCCTCAAGCAACAAGCCACGCTCACCTACCAGCCCAAAACGGACGGATACAAAAAGTAAGCATCAATGTGGAACTGGATCAGGAGACTATTTGGCAAGCCGTCCGACGCTACCCCAGCGCCGGCCTCGCCGAACTCTGTCTCCGCATCCAGTCCGAGCTTCACCGTCGAGCCGCCCAAGACCAGCTACGACGAGCGCAGGGTCAGCACGCCGAACAAGGGCAGCCACTTGATCAAGCCGGAAGCGGTAGTGCTCCATCACAGCGACGGAAGTTATCGTGGTGGTGTCGCCTGGATCAGCAACCCCGCATCTAAAGTGTCCTACCACGTCCTTATCGCCCGCGACGGCCGCCGCACCGTGTTTTGCAACGACAGCGAGCGGGCCTGGCACGCCGGCCGCAGCAACTGGATGGGCCGCCCTGACCTCAACTCATGGAGCCTCGGGCTCGCCTGGGAGGGCAACACCTACGACTACCCCTTGGGCGACGACGCCATGGCCTCGGCCATCGAATACTTGGCCCCGCGCCTGCGCAAGTGGGGCATCCCCATGAGCATGGTCGTCACCCACCAGCAAGTTTCCCCCAGCCGCAAGACCGACATTTCCCCCGGCGACGCGGCACGATTTCGCAGCAAACTAAAAGCAGCACTGAACTAATTATATGGCCAAAACAATCGGACAACTAACCCAAGCCACAACCCTCGCGGGCGGCGACGAGTTTATCATCGAGCAGAGCGGACTGACCAAGCGTGTGGCTGCATCTGTGGTGCGCGGCGGACTGGTCAATGCGGACATTGATGCGGCGGCGGCGATTGCGCTTTCCAAGCTGGCGACCGGAGCACTGCCAACAGCAATCACCGTGTCCACTGCCAACCTTGTCGCGGCCGTAGCCAACGCATTAGTGCCTGTTAGCACGGTGCAGTCATTTGCCCGATCCACAGCTCCAACCGGATGGTTGGCGGCCAACGGCGACACCATCGGCAGCGCGGCGAGCAATGCAACCAACGCCTCGGCTGACTACTCGGCGCTGTTTACCGTCCTCTGGGACAACTGGACCAATACCGACCTGCCAATCCTCACCAGCGGCGGATCGGCCTCAACGCGAGGAGCTGATGCGGCCACTGACTTTGCTGCTAATAAACGCCTGCCGCTGCCCGACCTGCGCGGCATCTTTGTGCGCGGCAGCGGATCGCAGACAATTGGCGGGATCGCCTACAACAAGACCTTCGCCGCCAAAGAAGGCGACGCATTTCAAGGTCACTATCATACCCTCACAAATGGAAGCTCCATTTGGAGAAACACGGGCGGTGGCGCGCTTGCTGGAGCTGGGGTCTCTTCTGCAAGTGCTTCGATAACGGTTGACGCCCCCACGACAGACGGCACCAGCGGCACCCCGCGCACGGCCACCGAAACCCGTCCCGCGAACATCGCGCTGCTTTACTGCATCAAATTCTAAATGCCTTTAGAAAGCCCCATCCTCCGCGACGGTGACGCCGGATTCGCAGGCTATGCCTCGCGCATCAATCCGGTTGCGCTGCCTGCTGGCATGCTCCAGCTCTCGGAGAACATGCGGCTCGACCGTGGCGTGGCGGTGACACGCAAGGGCGCCAAGCGCATGGCGGATGCCATCAGCGTGGCCAGCTCGCCGCTCACAGTTCCCTTTGTGCTGAACCCTGCGCCCAACGCGCCGGTGGTGCAGAGCGTCTACAGTGGCGGCATCTTTGCGGCCAGCGTCTACCGCTCGCCGGATCAGGTGCAAAGCGCCGAGATCGTCGTGCTCGCGGGCGGCGACCGTGCTTACACGATTCTCTTGGACGACAACCAATCCTTCGCCGGTGTCTGGTCGGGCGGCTTCCTGGTTACTGCCGTCTCGCAGGGCAGCGAGGAGATCGTAGACGAGAACGGCGACTACATCGTCATCAGCGTGCTCCCGCAGGAGCTGGCCTACCCGACATCACCGGACGAGATCATTGAGCCAACCGACACGGTTTCCATGACGCAGGCCAACGACCGCCTCTACCTCTTCCGCGAAGCCGACGCCTCGCGTCCGGGCTGGGTCATCAAGAACGTGACCACCAACGGAATACAGGTCAGCACGACCACGGCGACCGTCAACCTGACCGGCCACGGCTTCCCCGCCGGCGCCCGCGTGCGCATCGAGGGGAGCAATGTCGCTGCCTTTGACGGCGTGGAATACGACATTCAGACGGTGGCTGCAAACGGCAACAGCTTCACGATCACGGTGCCCAGCGGCACCGCGACTGACGCCACAACGAGCGGCCGCACCATCCGCCGCGTCAAGGCGCCTCTCTACTGGGACGGCGTTGCAACCGCCTTCGTTCGCAGCCCCGCTGGCGTGCCCGCCGGACTCCCGGCCACCTACAAGACCATGCGGTCAACGGCGTGGGGCACCTACATCAACAACCGCCTCATCCTTCCAGACGGCAAGAACAACGTCCTCATCAGCGATATTCTCGACGCCAATACCTACGATCCGTTTTGGGCCAGCTTCCGCGCCGGTGCGGGCAGCAATGACTTCGTCGTCGCCGTGCATGCCTGGGTGGAAAACACCTTCCTCGTCTTCTGCCGCAAGAGCATCTGGCTGGCCGAAGTGAACCAGATTTCCAGCACAGACGGCACCGGCACGGCCATCGACACCGCACTCTCCCGCCTCACGCTCCTCACCGATGAGGTCGGCTGCGCGGCCCGCCGGTCCATCGCTACGGCGGGGCAATACGTCTACTTCCTGAGTGACGCCGGCGTCTACCGCCTCGACAGCCGCCTTGACTTAAAGCTACGCGGCGACACCAAGCCTCTCAGCGACCCCATCGCCAACCAGCTCGACGACCTCAACGCCACCCTGCTCAAGAACTCGGTCGGCCTCTGGTATAGCAACCGCTATTACCTCGCCGTCCCGCTGGCCGGTGCCGACAGCAACAACGGCGTGTTTTTATACAATGCCTTGAACGACCAGTGGGAAACCCGCGACATCTACGGCTTCGGCGTGGATGACTTTGTGGTGGCTACCCGAGCCAACGAGCGCCGCCTCTTTGTCAGCAACAAGGCTGGCCGCCTCATGCTCCTCGATGAAGTTGAAGAAGGCGACCAGTCGCCCGACCAAGAGGCCGATGTCGTCACGCCGGTCCCCGGTCGCATCATCACCCGTCGCTACAGTATGGGCACGATGACGAGCAAGCGCTTCACCCGCGCCCTGTCCGATGTTGTCCTCCCCGACACCGGCAGCATTACGGTGCGCGCCATCCTGGTGAACCCCGACCGCACGATCACTCTGCTGCCCGGCCAGTCCAACGACTCAGGAGTCGGCGAAGATTACTCACTTAAGCAGCCGATCCGCCAAAAAGCGCACTACGCCGAGCTTGAATTTCAAACCACGGCTCACCGGCCAGAAATCCGCAACGTCTCAATCGAGGCCGCTGGCCCGTCCAACCCGCCGACCGAGACACGCAACGCAGCTTAACAACTAAGGAGAACAATATGGCAACAGCAACTACAGGATATACATGGGTCTCTGGCAACACGGTCTTACCGGGCTTGCTCAACCAGATGGTCAATAGTGCAACGATCACGTTGAGCAATGACGAAGTCACGACCGCGAAGATTTTGGACGCAAACGTGACGACCGCGAAGATTTTGGACGCAAACGTGACGGCCGCGAAGCTGGCCAGCAACGCAGTTGAGACGGCCAAGATCGCCGACGATGCCGTGACCGACGCCAAGCTATCCCTCGCCGCTAATGCCGGTGAAATCAAAAAGGCGCTTAACGCCGACAACTCGCCGCCGATCTTTGCGTGCCGTGCTTGGGCGAATTTTGATGGAACAAAAGACACAACCGGCACTACGTCTACCGCAAATACAAACCGACTTATTCGTGCTTCGGGCAACGTGACCAGTGTTCTCCGCAACGCTGCTGGCAACTACACTTTGACTTTTACGACCGCAATGCCAGACGCCAACTATTGCCTGCAAACAACGACATCTGGAGACGGTGTGGATGCGTCTTTTGTATATGAGGCGAACAGCGCGGTTAGCCGCAATACAGCCGGAACATCGTCAATAATTATTCAAGTTGTCAATAAGGCAGGGACACCTGCTGACCGAGCTTCTAACAGTGTCGCCATCTTCCGATGACCCCATGGCAAAAAGCAAAAACATGGTGGGACAACCACAGCACGCAAGACTTCTGGGAAGCAGTCGGCGAGCATCTGAGCAGCGGCTATGTGTGGAACAGCCCAAGCTGCTTCATGCTGGCCAAAGCCTGCCGGTGGAACGCGGAGGAGCAAAACTTTGAACTCGGGGAAGCTAACTGCTGGTTCGTCACTCTGGCTGCTGGCGCTGCTGGCACAAACCCTGTGCGGGAGTGTCTGCGCGTGGCGCCGCATCCGCAGCAATATGCGGCATGGTGCCGACGTGGGAGCTTTGAGCCGCGAGTATACTTGTGGGAAACACTAATTAAGAAAACAGGAGGATAATACTATGGGAGGAAAATCATCATCACCAGCGATGCAGCCAGTGCCAGCCGCACCGGCGCCAATCGATTACGACAAGATGGCCAATGCGAGCATTCGCGTGGCTCAGGCGCAGTCTGCCGCCGAAGAAGCGGCGATCAAAAGACTGTATCCCGAATACATCAAGATGCAGTTCGGCACCGCCGACCAGCTTGCCGGTAAGCTCGACAACGAATACCTCGCCCGCACGCGTGGGGTCGTCGGCGAAGAGCTGACGGCGGCGAGCACGCCGAATGCCATTGAGGCGCGGCTCCAGCAGGATGCGGAGTCGGAGCTGGCCCTCGGCCGCTCGCTGACCCCGGAGCAGCAGCGGGACGCCACCCAGTCGGCGCGGGCGGCCTTTGCGGCGCGTGGGCTTGGCACCTCGATGGGCAGCAGCGCGGCTGAGATTCTCAACCGGGATGCCTACGGCACCGCGCGGCAGGACCAGCGGCGTGGCTTTGCGGCGGGCGTCAATCAGATGGACCTTGCGCGCAGGCAGCGGCGGGTTGGATTGGCTGGGGCTTATGGCGACCTTGATCCGTTTCGGCAGGCGATTGGGCCGGCGTTTGGGCTTGGGGCGCAGACGCTTTCGACCACGACCGGACAGGTGGGGAATATTTTTGGCGGGTCATTGCAACAGGCGGGCAACGTGGAATCCTTCAACACGAATATGGCCCAAAACCGCTACAACTCGGTGCTCAACAACAACGCCGCGCTGCAAGGTGCGGGCATGCAGGCTGGGGCCGCAAGCCAAGCCGGCACCATGGGCATGATTGGCAGCGGCGTGGGCATGGCGGTCGGCATCGGCGCTATCGCAATCTAATGGAGCTAATCAAAAAGACTTGTCGGCAGGTGGAGCGTTGGCTGGATGCCAGCGCCAACCCCGTTGTCCTCTGGTCTGGCGGCAAGGACAGCACGGCGATGCTGCACCTTATCCGCTACGAGGTCGGAGCCAAGCTGCCGGTGATCCAGTGGCGCGAGCCCCGGTTCCGCAGCCGCTACGCCTTCAGCGACCGGCTGGCCAATGCGTGGGACTTGGAGATGTATGACTACGCTCCGCTGGACTACATGCTGACGGACGGCTTTGACATCGAGACCGGCGCCCCGCGCTTTGACTTTGTGAAGCTCTACCAGTTTGGACAGAAAGCCCTGGCCCTCTGCCTCGGCACTGAGGAGCCGCAGCCGGAGGAATTGGCAAGCGGTCGCTACCTCTGCGGCTTGGACGCTCTGCGCCGGCCGACCGGGACGTTTGAGTTCCCTTGGGACAGTGCCTTCCACGGCCAAAAGTCGGGCGATGTGGACTTGATCAAAGGCCAAGTGCCGCTCGCCCAAGACGCCTTGGTGCAGGCCGGCGTGCCAACACAATACTATCCCATGCGCCACTGGAGCGATGCCGACGTGTGGGCTTACCTGGAGGCGGCCGGCGTTCCCAACGACGACACCCGCTACACCAAGGACAGCAACGGCGTGTGGATGCACAAGGCGGACAAGGCGAACAACTCGGACTACTACCCCGTATGCTGGAACTGCGTGAACCGCCACCTCGGCGACACGGTGTGGTGCCCCAAGAACTCATGCGAGACGAACAACATATCTCATCTGGCGCCCTATGTGGACCTGACGAGCGAGGCGCAGGGGTTCCGCCCGACGTGGGAGACTTCGACTGTCA